TGAGGCGACGGCAGAAAAGGACCAGCGCATCAGCCAGCTTGAAGCCCGAGTGCGAGAACTGGAGCTGGTGACGCCTGCTGTCACGGCACTAGCTGAAATTGTCCATGACCCAGACATGGTGCTCAAGACTAAGCTGAAGCCTGAAGCTATCGAACGCGAGGCTGACGGCAGCGTGGTTGTGGTTGATGGGTACAAACGTGTGCCTGTTGCCGAGTGGGCAAAGACTTTGCCAGCATGGATGCAGAAGCAACCCAAGCCGCAGGGCAGTGGTGCGCCATCGGGCGGCAATGTTGGTGGTGCCGTCCCTGCTGGGATGGTCAACCCGTTTAGCCGCGACAGCTTTAATCTGACCGAACAGGCACGACTGTATCGAACAGATCGTGATCTGTATGATCGGATGAAGGCTCAAGCTAACCGCTAAGCTGTTACAAACCGGCTGTGCTGGTGATGTAGGGCTGTGCCCATCCTTCCAACTCAACCCTGGTGATTCTTCATGGCGACTCTTCGCTCTGACATCATCATCCCCGAGATTTTTACGCCTTACGTCATTGAGCAGACCACCCAGCGCGATGCCTTCCTGGCATCCGGTGTGGTGCAGCCGATGGCTGAGCTGAACGCAACCGAGGGTGGTGACTTCATTAACGTGCCTTTCTTTAAGGCAAACCTGACTGGTGACTTTGAAGTGCTGTCTGACAGCACCTCGCTGACCCCTGGCAAAATCACTGCTGACAAGCAAGTTGGCGTGATCCTGCACCGTGGGCGGGCCTTCGAATCGCGGGATCTCGCGGCCCTCGCGGCTGGAAGTGACCCCATGGCTGCTATCGGCGCCAAGATTGCTGACTACATTGCTAACCAGCGCCAGAAGGACCTCCTGTCCTGCTTGGCTGGTGTGTTTGGCAGCCTGGGCAGCAACGACAGCGCATCCTTCGTCGATCTGACGATTGATGGTCTGACCGCTGACACCCCAACCGTGCTGTCCCCTCGGCACGTTGCTGAAGCCCGCAGCCTGCTGGGCGATCAAGGTGACAAGCTGACCGCCATTTGTATGCACAGCAAGGTCTATTACGACCTCGTTGAGCGCAAGGCGATCGACTACGTGTCCACTCTTGAAGCTCGTGGCACTACCACCACTCAATCCGGTGGCTCCCTTGTTGGCGCTTACGGCGGTGACGCCAGCGTGCCAACGTACATGGGCTTGCGTGTCATCGTCTCTGACGATGTGCAGACCGCAGGCAGTGGCAGTTCCACTGAATATGCCACTTACTTCTTCACCAACGGCGCTGTCGCCAGCGGTGAGCAGCTGGCTCTTCAGACGGAAACTGACCGTGACATCCTCGCCAAGAGCGATGCCATGTCGATCGACCTCCACTACGTGTACCACCCTGTTGGTGCCAAGTGGGGCGTGAGCACTGTCAACCCGACCCGTGCTCAACTGGAGACCATCGGCAACTGGTCGAAGGTGTACGAAACCAAGAATATTGGTGTCGTGCGTGCAACCAACACTTCCAACTTCGATTGAGGTAACTAATTATGGCTTCCCTCTTTGAAGTAACTGCTGGCAGTGCCATTGGCTACGTCAGCGGCACTGGTGGTGCGGTAACCCAAGCCACCAGTAAGTCCACTGGTGTCACCCTCAACAAAGTTTGTGGGGCGATTACCATGAACGGCGCAGCACTGGCTGATGCCACCAACGTTAGCTTCACTGTCACCAACAGCACTGTTGCTGCTAATGACGTTGTGATCGTTAACCACTCATCGGCGGGCACTGCCGGTGCCTATACCACCGAAGCCAACGCTATTGCAGCGGGATCCTTTGCGATCACGGTGCGTAACGTGTCTGGCGGTTCGCTTAGCCAAGCCATTGTGCTTAGCTTTGCTGTAATCAAGGGCGCTAACGCCTGATGGGGCTGTTCGCTTTCCGGCGACTGCGTGATCGTGAGGTTGCTTCTACGGAAGCAGCCTCTCTTTCTATTGCAGAGCCTGCGCCTACACTAGAACCAAAGGAGCCACCCAACGATGGCAGTAGTAATCGTCGCAACCGTCGGGTCGGCAAGCGCCAACTCTTATCTGACTCTGGCGGACGCCCAGACGATCATTGATGGTCTTGTAGAGGATGCTGATGTAACCGCATGGGCATCAGCTACCACTGATCAAAAAAATCGTGCCCTTTATACCGCAACACAACGGTTGGACCGTGAGCGATATTTAGGAGCCCGTGCTACTGATACGCAGGCGCTGCAATGGCCGCGTACTGGTGTGCGCAAGCCAGACACCTATATCAACACCTACACAGTCGGCTTCCCGTTTCGGATCTCTACGGATTATTTTACCGACACTGAAATCCCGGATCAGATTAAAAGGGCGCAGGTTGCATTGGCGGTTTACCTGCATAACAACCCAGATGGCATTGGCTTAAGCGGCTTGGAAGATTACAAGAACGTCAAAATTGGCAGCATTGACGTGACGCCGAATTTGGGTTATGGAGCGGTGGGCGCTGACAAAGTGCCGCCAATCATGGAGCGGTATTTGACGGGGCTTAGAATTAGTGGACCAGGCAACTTTTCGATTCGCCGGAGCTGATCATGGGTTACCCGTATCCCAGTGCTGAGTTTATTGATGACACCGCAGCACATGCCGGGCGCTTTGGGAAGATTGTGGCGCTTGAGGATTCGGTGATTGCTAGCCTGACCGCTATGGACTGGACCGGCAACACGTTGAGCGCCATTCCCTTTAAGGCAAGCACTGAAATTGAAGGCGTGTTTACCAGCATCACATTGACCAGCGGCACTGTTGTTGCATACAGGCTTTGACCATGAGTGACACCAACTACCTGGCTATTGATTACTCAGTTGGCGCTACTTACGTCAGCGATACAGCTACACGCACTGGACGATGGGGCGCTATTCACTTTACAAGCAATACGCAGGTTAATGAAATTATTGCTCAAAACTATGACGGCAATACTATTTCTGGTCAAACATTTGACTCTGCAACGACGATTTATGGCGTGTTCACAAGCATAAAACTACAAAACGGTCATTGCGTAGCATATAAACTCTGATGGCATTAGCTGTACCGCTACGCAAGGTTGCCAGCAAGTTGATGGCAAAGTTTGGTGGTGTGGTAACGATTCGTGTTGTGACCCCAGGAACTTACAACACAACCACTGGCGCCATCACAGAAACCACTGCTGACACTGCAGTGCGTGGCGTGCTTGAGGATGTGAACGCTCGTGAGGTGAACGAGCTGATTCAAGCAAGCGACAAGAAACTGACAGTAGCTGCGGCAGACCTTGCAGCAGCACCAAGCACGGCTGACCGTGTAGTGATCAGCAGCGTGAGCCATCAGATTATTAGGGTCACTACGATTGAGCAGGACAACACGGCTATTACGCACGAGCTAATCCTGAGGGCATAGTGGCACGACGCATCAACCTATCGCAGATTGGCAGCTACTCCCAAGAGAAGTTTGAGCAGTTACTGCGGGTGGTTGTGTTTGAAACAGACAGCAGGCTAAAGCAAGAAAGCCCTGTTGATACCGGACGCTTTCGCGCTAGCTGGGCGATCAGTGAGCAGGGAACTCCGGGATACGATGCAGGACCTCAAGCCAGTGATGCTGCAATCAGACCGCCACGCAAACTTGATTATCAAGTAGAGCGTGCTGGTGGTGTTTATCACATCCATAACAATCTGCCGTATGCAGAAAAACTGGCAGGTGGTAGCAGCACGCAAGCCCCCGCAGGGTGGACGGAACGAATTGCCCGTGAAATGACTGCTTATGCTCAGCAACAAGCCAAGCGCATAGGGAGACAAGACTGATGGCAGCCGTCAACCTCAACACCATCCGCTCAACCATCGAGGGCAGGCTTGCTACTGAGCTGGCATTGGCACCAGTGATCCCGGTTGTGTTTCACAACCAACCCTCAACCCCAACGCCTAACAGCTCCTTTGTCCAATGCCTTGTCAGCTTTGGCAACAATAACTTCCTGACGATGGGTGGCACCACTGGCAGCAGTAACAGCGTCATCGGTGTCATCGTGATGAATGTCTTTACGCCAAAGGGTGTTGGACCTGGCGCAAATCTGACAATAGGTAAGCGAATCCGTGACCTTTACAATAGGCAAGTAGTCAGTGGCGTTCATTTTGATCCGCCTACTGGACCCGAGGTGGTGGCATCGCCAGCTCCAGAGGGTTACTTCCAAACACAGGTCAGATTGACCTTTGAAACCTTCGAGGATCTCTAACCATGGCCTTCTACCGGGGACAGCAAGGCAGCGTCAAGTTTGACGATGCTGGCTCTTCTGCCGCAGCTATCACCAGCACCCGCTCTTGGTCTTTGACCGTTGAAAAGGAATCGCTGGACACCACCGCTTTGGGCGCTACCTATCGTGCCAACGTCGGCGGTCTAATTAGCGGTTCCGGCACCTGCGAAATTCTTTACACCGCTTCTAGCTCGGACGAAACCAACGTCTTTATTGAACACGTCAATACGGCGAACGATGAGGGCTTGGCTTTGTTTGAGCTATTCCTTGACACCACTGGCACCAAGAAAATTAGTTTTGATGGTGTCATTACCTCGGCTGAATACTCTGCCACTGTCGGTGAGATCGAAGTCATTACCCTGAACTTCGTGACCAACGGCGCCATCACTCTGGACATCTGATCATGGCTTTTTATCGCGGCCAACAAGGCACCGTCTTCTTTGACAAAGCTGGTAGCGGCGGTCTTTCTGAGATCGCGGCTGTGCGCTCTTGGTCTATGACCGTTGAAAAGGAGTCATACGACGTGACCTCCCAAGGCGCCACTTACCGCGCCAACGTTGGTGGTCTGATCAGCGGGTCGGGCACCATCGAAATCATGTACGACGCTCCCGGTTCTGGCGACAAACTTGACCTGATCAAGGATGTAAACCAAGCCACGGACGAGGCCGATGCAGCCGTTGAGCTGTATTTGGACGAAACCGGCGGTAAAAAGATCACGGGCACCATCGTGGTGACGAGCACCGAATACAGTGCTACGGTTGGCGAGATCGAGATTGTTACCCTCAATTTCGTTTCTAGCGGAACCCTGACTCTGAGCATCTAATGCCCGCCGCAAATCAGCGCCCTGTTGATCTTCTCACCGGGGCGTTTGACCTGAACGAGCGTCGCCGGTTCGACATTAAAGGAGCCGACGGCGCTGTTGTTTTGGCGCTGTATTTCAAGCCGATCACCCGTGCCGACCGTAAGCGGGCAATGACGCTGGCCGGTAGTGAAGAGGCTCTGGAGATCAGCACGCAGATGCTGTGCCATATGGCTGAGCTTGAGGATGGCACCAAGGCCTTTGCTCCTGCCGATGCCGCCAAGCTCCAGCGCGAACTGCCTGAATCGGTGCTGAACGAGCTGGAGCTGTTCCTGTTTGGCTTGGGCGCTCCGCCGCTGCTGGACGAAGCAAAAAAAGACTAGAGGAAGACTCTTGGCTGTTCTTTGAGTTCTTCCTGGCGACGGAACTAGGTAAAACCGTCAGCGAATTACGCG